TGAAAATTAACTCCTTTTGAGTTGCATTGGTTATAGAGCCATTTACTAAATTCGTAATTCTGTAGCATTACTTTATCTACATCTTGTTCTACTGTGCTTGATATTGCACCAACGTGTATAACCCAATCAAACCCTTCAACTTCGGGTAAGTGTTCTTCCTGCCATTCATATCCAAATAGTTCGTGATCTGGTTGTAAATAAAAAGTTAGGTTTTGACCAATGAAACCTTTGTGTCCTGTAATTAAAATTTTCATTCCTGTGCCTCTAATATTTTAGTTGTACTGTAACCATTGACTGTAGGTACAATGTGTACAGGTGCTAGATCGTGTCCAACAATTTCTTCTACGGTATAATCACCACCTTTAACAATTAGATCCGGTTGCAATTCTTTAATAAGCTCGTATGGAGTATCGTTGTCAAATACAATAACTTCGTCTACATATGGTATTAACAGTAGTTGTTCCATACGTGTTTCCACGTCGTTAAACGGTCTTAGAGCGCCTTTTAAACGCTTTACACTGTCATCGCTGTTAAGACCTACAATTAACTTATCACCTTGCATACGAGCTTCTTTTAGCAAGGTAAGATGTCCTTTATGTAATATATCAAAGCATCCATTTGTAAATACGACCTTTTTCTTTAGATCGTTTTCTGTTAAAATGTATGTGCCTACGTGCTTAACACTTTCAGTTGATCCTTGTACTGCAAGTGTAATTGCGCTTTCGTAATCATATTTTTTAGTAAGTGCATAAACAAATGTTGCTAAGAAGCAATCACCTGCACCTGTAACATCTGATACTTCAATACGTTCTACAGGCACGTTATACATAATATCGTCTATATTTCCAACAACATTATCGCCTGCATTAGTTACGATAAAATTACCCTTCCAATTTGTAAATTCAAAGTCCTTGAACTCTTTGTGGTTAGGTTTTACAAGCCACGCACCTTCGTATTGATCTGCGTGTTTTTTAGGATCTACAATTACCTTACAGCCAAATGTGTTTAGATATTTTATAATTTCTAATGACTTGTCTAGCACACCTTTGTTGTAATCACTTAGTATAACATATGTGTATTCGCTAAAATCTTTCTTTAGGATATTCTCTAATACAAGTTCACTGTTTGCAATAACATCGTCGTCTATACGTGTAATATAATGTCCATCGCATAGTACTCTTGTTTTAATACTTTTAGGATAGTCATAATCAAATAGGTCTACATCAACACCTAGACTTTCTAAGTTTTTGTAAACTAATCCTGCACCACCCTGTGTTTCTATAATGTGTTCTTGTGTAACTACAGGTACAGGAGCCTCCGGACTCAAACGTGTGCTTGTTCCGTAGATATATCTGTCAATTATTATGTCACCGATTATAAGAACTTTCATATTACTACTATACAATCTTTTACCGGATTAGTCAAGTAAATCTATTACTTCAAATACAGTTTTTAATTTAGAAAGATTGACCTTTTTTGTAAGAGTGTTTTGCAAACCAAAATGTAACGGCTTGGGCCAATGCCCGAAACTAACCCAAGCATAACCGTCGTGTTCGTTATTAAGTGCAGGCAAAAATTCATTGTTTACTACACACAAATACGTATGAAAATGAAATTTAGTGTCGTTAGATACAAATGTTTCTAACGGAATAGTTTTTTTAATTTTTATTGTTCCTATCTCTTCAAATATTTCACGTTTTAAGCCTTCCCAAGGAGTTTCTTCTCCTTCGTTAGTGCCGCCAACAAGCCCCCAAACTTTTTTGTTTTTGCCGTTAACTCTATGTAAAAACAAAAAACGTTTAGTATCGAGAGAATATAGTAGTGCTCCACTACAAATAATTTGCTTGCTCATACTAGTAATTATATTAGAAATTTAAACGCCAGGTGCCGTTTGGATACTCGCCTTCGAAAGAAAGCAACCAATCATTACCATCAAATTTATATTGTACACCAGTGGTTAAATTTGTAGTATAAACAGTTCCATAAACACTTAGGTCAACGTCTGCGTCAAATACAATAGTCCACTTTGATCCATCCCATTCAATTATGTCATTAGCGTTTGCTACAAAATCACTATTGTCTAGATTCTTCCAAGCATCTGCACCATCTGTATTTGCAGAATTTCCTATATCACCTAAAATAAGTATTCTTGGATTACCAGACAATTGAAGATCATTCGGATTAGTTTTTAGAGGATCTATGATATAGTCAATTTTATTCCTTGTCCCAGCTTCGCTTGATATTGAAGTGTCTGTAGGAATTGTATCTTCGTCCCAAATGACTGTTGCTTCTGTTTCATCCAACGGATTAATTGCTAATGCTCCTATGACATCAAAGGGCATATCTGCTCTGGTTAGTCTAACTTGTGTAATTCCGTCTTGGAATTTTTGAGGAAATGCAAGCAAAAACTCTGGCCAAGATTTGCCGCCTACATTGCCTTTGTCGATTAATTTAATTGTAGTGTTAAGAACAAGTAGTCCTGTGTTTTGGTAACTAGTTGGCGCAACAGTAAGCCTAGTTTGAGTATTTTCCCAGTATGCTTCTGTTTTTCCTCTTTGTAAGTCGCCATTTTCGTCGATATAAATCTTTGTACTAATTTCAGCTGCATCGTCGATATCGTCAATTTCACCACCTTGGAATACTCTACTAATAACGTCAGTAACAATGCCCAAACGCTTAACTTTAGTGGGCGGACTAATATAAATCGGTGTTGTAAAAGTTAATGAACCTACATCAATTTCTGATTCAGTTCCTGTAGGAATACTTCTTGAACTCCAAGAGATATTATCTAAGTTAACAACACTTAAACTAGTCCAGTCAAGATAATTATCAGTAGTTTGTATTTCTAAACTTGGATTAAACAACATTAAAACTTGTTCCATAATCTGTAACTTTTGTTCTGTATTTGTAGTCCAAATGTCAACATTTACTGATAAAGTATATGGTGTAGGCATTAATCTTTCAACTGTATAGTTTTTACCTTCTTTGTTTAGATACTCATTATTATTTTCGTCGAACGCTCTTTCTCTAATGTGTGCTTTACTTACATAACTAGAATCACTAGTTCTGCTTCTATCCATTTCAAGGCCAGTAACGTAAATCCCCATTCTAGGAGCACTTGGAATTTTATTTTCTGAATTATCTCTTAAAATACTTCCTACTTGTCTTGTAATATCTCCATACATTACAGGAATTGTTGTAAGATTGCCTTTACCGTCTTTGTAACTAAAGCCACTCATCATCCTAATCAACTGTGTAAGATAACGTCTTATTTGTCCGTCATAAAAATGTTGCATTATAAGTCTGCCTTAGGTCTAAGCACAGTACTGAGGCTCTGTCTTTGTGCTTCTCTGTTGTTATAAATTATTACTTCCCATTGACCTGTATATTTGACAGAGGATTGTACTCCGTTGACCACAGGTAAATTAACAACAGCCTTGCCATTACCGTTGTCTGTTATTAAATCTGGATAGTCTGCTATTACAAAACCATCTTCAACAACTTTGTACTTAAGAACAAGATACAATCCTGTAATAGGGTAATTAATGTCTGTGCTGAATGAAGTATCACCTTCATAAAGATTTTTAAAATCACTAATAACTTTGTCGTTATAAGTAAATTGTGTATTATTAATAAACGAAGTTTTCTGAGTCATTCTATCATTACTATTTGTCATTGTCATACGCACAGCGTCTTGTACTTTGACCCACCTAGTACCGTCATATCTAAACATACGTTTTGGTAAAAAGTCTGTACGTAAAAAGTAGTCTCCTGGATTAGCGCCATTTGGAAATTGAATTCCGTGACCAAATGATTCTCCATTTGGTGCGCCGTCATCTCCTAATAAGTATCCGTCATACCCCGGTTTAGGAGGATGAGTAGTAACTGTTTCTCCGCCTACTTTTTCTACTTCGACATTGCCTTCAGTATCTGTATTGAGAGTATAATAGTGTCCTACATCATATCCACTTTTACCAGCATCTACTTCTGCTTGTTCTAACACTGCATTATTAATTTGCATTTCTTTTTCGTAAGTAGAAAGCATATTTCTAAGAGTATCACCGTTATCATTATCTGCGTCAGCAGGTAAATCAAGAATTTCTTTAAATTCTTGCGAGTCAACTATTTGTTTTAGTTTAAGTCTATATAAATGAGGATACCACGTAGGACTAAATCCTTCGCTTGCACGATTCACATCTTCTACAACATAAAAGCGTTTTAATGCTAATTTATAATCGTTAAGTGCGTATTCGTCTTTTTGGTGTGGAAGTTCAAGGACATCACCGCTCATAATTTTTCTACCAAGAGTTTTTACACTACTATTGATAGGAATAGTCATAAACAACGTGTCGTTATCTAAAAACATACCAAATTGTGAAAGATTAAAGTCTACATCTTGCACATTATAAATGCCACGCATTGTATAGATATTAGGATCGTATTTTCTATCTCTGTTTTCTAAAAATAACAAATCTTGAATATTTGTTTCTTTAACAGCGTCATAGCGAGGACGATCAGCTGTAGCATCTACCTCATCTGGATTTTCTGGGCCTAGGTACTTGTGAACATTGATGTCAGTGCCACCAATAGTAAACATTTCTGTGATCTGTCGATCTAAAAATGTGTAGTCCTTACCCTTTTCTGGTTTGTATAAACTTAATCTCGGCATATACATATTTATTCGATAAATACTTTACAGAGGAATTCATATGTCATTAGCTACACAGAAACAAGAAATATTTGATTACGTAAACGCAATGCTCGGTGGAGGTATGATTGATGTTGAGTTAGACCCAGTTCATTACGAAACTGCTCTAGCAAAAGCATTATCTCGCTTCAGACAAAGGAGCGATAATGCAGTAGAAGAATCATATATGTTTATGCCCACAGTACTTGATCAAAATACTTACACATTGCCAAAAGAAGTGGTAGAAGTTCGTCAAATCTTTAGACGTTCGATTGGCTCGCGTAGTGGCGGCGGCGATGGCGGAACATTGTTTGAGCCGTTTAATATGGCATATACAAATACCTATATGATGGCAAGTAGTAATTTAGGTGGTTTAGCAACATATGATTTCTTTAGCCAATATCAAGAATTAGTAGGACGTATGTTTGGTTCGTTTATAGAATTTAAATGGAATACTACAAGCAAGCAACTTACAATTCTTCAACGCCCGCGAGCAGAAGAAAACCTAATGTTGTACGTTTATAACTATCGTCCTGACAGTGAACTACTATCAGACTATCTAGTGGTACAGTGGATTAAAGATTATACACTTGCTAGTTGTAAGTATATGCTAGGCGAAGCACGTTCAAAGTTTGCTACTATTGCTGGACCACAAGGCGGGTCAACTCTTAATGGAGATGCATTAAAGGCAGAAGCTCAACAAGAGATGGAAAAACTTGAACAAGAAGTTATTCAACAGGTAGCAGGCGGTGTAGGCTACGGCTTTACTATCGGTTAATGTTAACGCTATAATCTAAACATACTGTAAATACAGTATGACATATTTTCAACACAAAGAAGCAAATCGTTTGTACTGGATGGTCAAAGGACAACTTATCCCAGAATCTTGGCAAGAAAAAGATATTATGGCAACATATGAGTCATATATAAAAAGACTTTGGGGTAATTGTGAGAGAGCTGAATACGGCCTTCTCGGCTTTGAAGCAGCCTGGGCAGGACGACAAGCCAAAAACAGTAAAAAATACTTGACAAACACATAAATCTTCTATATACTATAGAGTATATTGTAAAGGATATTTTATGTTACCTAAGTTATTAGTTGTTGGCCACGGCAGACACGGTAAAGATACAGTCTGTGAAATGTTAGAAGTATATGGGTATAAGTTTCAATCATCGTCTAAATTCTGTTCTGAACTCTTTATCTACAATGATCTAAAAGACAAGTACGGATATAAAAATGAGGATGAATGTTATACCGATAGACATAATCATCGTGCTGAATGGTATGATATGATTCATAATTATTGTAGCAACGATCTGGCAAGACTAGGACGTAATCTATTTGCAGAACACGACATTTATTGTGGTCTACGTAATAGGCGTGAATTTTTTGCAATGAAAAATGAAGAGCTTTTTGATTATGCTATTTGGGTAGATCGTTCCGATCATTTACCTGCAGAAGATAGTACATCAATGAGTATCGAACAATGGATGTGTGATTATACATTAGACAATAATGCATCATTAGATAGATTAGAAAGAAACGTAGAAATCTTAATACGTACTATTTTTAAAAATCAGGGACTAAGTCTCCCTGCTTCCACGTTACTCCATTCTTTTGAAGAATACGCTGACAGTTAGCACAAATTGTTTTTAAGTTACTAGGACGGCAATTATCAAGATTGCCATCTATATGAAATACATTAAACTGTTCTTCGTGTTTGCTATGATATCCGCACTTCTCACAAGTATCTAGCTTTTCGTAACCACGTTGCTTCCACTTCGGTATTCCGTGCCCTACACCATTTCGCAAACAAGTTTCACACAGCCTACGATAGTATGTTCTTTTTCCTTTTTTATAGTTTATAGCAGCAGGACGTTGTCCGCACTTACATAACGGTCTCATACTGTATTTAGCTCACCTTTTTGACCCCTTTTTCAGGGTGTTTAACGCACCGTTTTTATTACAAGCTGCTAAATACAAGTAGCAAAACTACGATTCGTAATAACAGGAGAACGATAATGGCATTAACATCCCCAGGAGTAGAAGTCAAAGTAATTGACGAAAGTTTCTACACTCCGGCAGAGCCTGGCACAACACCGATGATCTTTGTTGCTTCTGCGTCCAACAAGCTAAATGCTAGTGGAACAGGAACAGCACAAGGTACGCTCAAGGCAAACGCTGGTAAACCATACTTATTAACATCACAACGTGATCTAGCAGATACGTTTGGTGATCCGTTGTTTTATACAGATAACAACAATAACCCAATTCACGCTGGCGAGCTTAACGAATATGGATTGCAAGCAGCATATTCATATTTAGGTGTTTCAAACAGAGCGTGGGTTGTTAGAGCAGATATTGACTTAGCAGAAATCCAGCCTAGCTCAGATGCACCGGCATCAACTCCAGCAGCTGGCACATATTGGCTAGACACACAAACATCACAATTTGGTATTCAAGAATGGAATGGCG